TTGAAGGCTTTGCCGACCGTTACGACCAGGCTGTATTTGCCTTTGGTCATGTCGTAATGCTTCGTCTGGCCGGACTCATCCACATGCTGTTTATTGATTTGGATGACTTTAGGCCGTTCGTCTTCACCAAGAATCTCGATTTCGCGCTCAGTATCGTAAATCTTGGGGATCAACTCGGCGATGAGGTTTCCAGCTTGCTTAAATGAGCGCTCCAGGTTATCCATGAAGTGCATCGTAGACAAATTGGCCTGTTGCTGGCGGCGCAGAATAGCCTGTCCGCTTGTCTCGTTACCTTGATTGCCTAGCGAAGCATCGTAAATGCCCGTCGTGGCCTTCATGTCGTCTACTTCCTGTGCGACGAAGGCAGAAAGCGCCTGAATCGGCGGCTCGAATGTATCGCGCTGCGGGGGCGGGGCCGGATGGCCATTTACATCGATGGCCTTATAGGTAATCGTTGGCCGGGGCACCGTGTTGAGTGTGGCCCACTCTTTCTCATAGCCAGCCGTCTGGCCTTCGACCACCATGTAGGGTGACACAGGCGACTGGGCCAGCGTCTCGGCAATCCTCGACTTCGAGTAGTTAATAAGCAACTGCGCTGACTTCTGGGGACGCACAATCGAAGAGAGCCGGGGCTTGCCTTCGATGATCATCTGTTTGCCGAGAACCGGAATCACATTGCAGCAAGTTCCAGGCCAGTCCGTCTCAGAGCTATCGCCATCTTCCCCAGGCAAAATCTCCAGGCCATTCGTCTTGCAGCACTTGATCGTGTCGACAGGGCGGCGCTTGCCCTTGACTTTCTCCGATTCAACCCACCAATATTCAGCAATGCGCACCGAGTCCGAGCCAACCCAGCCTTCGCCCTTCATTTCTGCATCTTCCCAGGCTAGCGAAGATATCTCGGACTTTGGATAAAGCTGTTTGAATTCCTCTTTTGGAATATCTTCTACTACGAACCAATACTTCGGCTTGCGCCCAAATATGGCGGGAACCAGCACGCCATAGATGGTCAAAGGATCGAGAACGGGAACCACTTTCAGCTCAAGGTCATCCGATTCATCGTCGCAGTAATCCGTCAGAAAGCGGTAATACCCGAACGATCCACCTGCGCTGTATTCAATTGCCGTCTCATAGGCGATCTGAGCATCAGAGGTGTACTGGATGTAGCGCGCCAAGCCTTCGTAAATCTCCGCCGTATCCTCATCGGCATCCAGGCGGGGCGCAAACTTGATTTGAGGCTTATTCTGGCGCGCCTCATTCGAAACCTGCTGTACGAATGTATGGCAGCGGGGAAAGGCCATTGCAGGACGCCCTGCCTGCTCACGCTGCATCTTCAGTTGCGGGTCCCACTGATCGTCACCATCGGGCGATGCAAACTTCAGGTCGGAGATGAACTTCTGGCGCAGCTCTTTCTCATCCTCTGCCGAGGCTTGGAACCTTTTACGCGCTAACGCGAGGAACTTGTCTTGATCTTCAGCCATTTAGTTGATTACGTCACACGAGATATCGATCACATCGGCTGCAGTTCCTTGCACATACCAGCTTGCCAGGTTGACTGCAGTAGAACCGGGCATCGGCGGAACGAAGAAGCTGGCCCCAGCGGGAAGATTGATGCCTTTTGTCGAGGAAACGGTGGAATCGCCAATGTGCATGGCATTCGCAGTGCTGTTGTTCTGGAAGACGACCCAACGGCAATTCAGGGTTACCGCCGAAACATGCGTAGCGCCAGCGCCGATGGTTATCTGAATCGTCTGAACCGCGGCGCTAGCAGGCAATGCTGCAAGCAAAATGAGCCAAAATAGCTTTTTCATGCCTTTCCTTTCATCATCTTAGCTGCTTTGGAACGAATCCGTCCTGCAGCTTTGCTATCCAGCGCATGCTTGCGTTCCATAGCGCGGCCTTTCGCTGTCTCTTTATTGCCGTGCATTGCGCCAAGCTTGTTCATGACCATGTAGGGAATCCTGCTGTTCTGGCCATACTCGGACTTGAGCTTTTCTTCGAGGAATCTGGGCATTTGATCACTTCCCCAGCATCTTGTTGGCCTTTGCCCTGATGCGGGCAGCCGAAGATGCGGAGAGCTTTCCAGCCTTGACCATCTGGGTAGAGCGCGCCTTGGCATTCGCCGCATGAGAGCGGTCTGGCATTGGATAAGCACGGCGTCCAGGCAGGCCAAATTCGCTTGAAGGAATCTCTTTGCGTGCTGCAGTATTAAGCTTTGCCATTACCAAGCCACCTTCGTGCCCGTATTCATCTCGAGTGTGCCGCCAATCTCAAGTGCGGAGTTGGGGCCATGCTTGATGAAGTTCGTCGTGGTATCGGAGAAGGCTAGCTCAACTACAGTGATCGAACCATGCTTATAGGCCGAAACGGAAGTGATCGTTTTTGCGCCGACCAAGCCAGTTGCTGACTTAGGCGAGCCTTCAGAAGGCAGATTGTTTTTATTGATTGCCATGTTTCTCCTTAAGCCATCCAGCTATTAGGCCCGGAATAGACCATTTCTTCTTCTACTTCTTTCCTCGGACGATCTGGCTCTCTGATGCCCACTGCCAGCGTCCTAAGCGCATCTGCCGCATGACTTGCATCGTCATGCAATGGTTCACGCCTTGCCACGCCTAGAGCCGTCACAGGACCCCACTGGTAGCGCCTGAAGTATTGAAGCCCATCAGCGCAATTACTGGCGTCGAAGTACATTTGCGGGAAGATGGTGCGTGTTGCATTGATGCCATCTGCCCGGCTCAATTGCCGGAGTACGCGAGTGGTGAAGCCTTTGCCGCGCATGATCTCCTCAATTGACTTGCCAGTTCCCAAGCTCTTTGCTCCGCCATCCCAGGGAAGAAAGCAGGTGCCGAATACATATCCCCAAGTCTGCATCTCGCGGAGGTAGTAGTCGATTGCTTGGTGATCGCCTTCGAAATAACGGATGAGTTTGATCTCAAAGGGCGTTCTTTGCGCACACCATATTGCTACCCGGTCTGCATAGCCCAAATCCCAGAAAGTATCGACTGGCTGCATGGGATCATAGGGAATCTGCCGGATGCGTCCATCTTTCTCAGCCTGATGAATCTCTGCCTTATAGATTGCGCCTTCGACAGTGCTGCGAGTCGCGCCTTCATAAACATGATGATAAGTATCAGGATCGCGCTCTTTGAGAGTCTCTATCTTTTCACGTGATTCAGCGCTGAGCCAGTTGTTGTCGCGGAATGAAGTCTTTGCCACTACCGCGCCTTTCGGCGGATTGATGATGAAGTCCTGATAGACTGCATCAGTCTCTAGATCGGGATTCAGAGTCATCCAAATCTCGGAGCCCTTTTTGCGGATGGTCGGCAGCAAGATGGTCAAGCTGCGTCGGCTGACTACCGATGCTTCTTCTACCCAGCAGATGTCAATCGCCTCATAAGACTTAAGGGAGCTGACTGTCTGCTTACGAAGCCCAGCAAAGACAAATTCTGTGCCGTTTATGCCGCGAATCTCAGACTGCAAGGGAGTATAGAAGTCGTCAAGGCCAAGCAGCGCAATTTGGTCCGTGAGCAATTGATGAACTGATTCTCTAATGGAATCCATCGTTTCGCGTGCGCAAAGGATGCGAAGAGGCTTCTGTGCTCCAAGAATCAGTAATGCCCGCGCAACCGACCAGCTTTTGACTCCATCCCGGCCACCATAGAGGCATTTGTAAGGATGAGGCTCGAATAGGAAAGCTAGCTTTTCCGGGAACTCAGCTGTTATCTTCGCCATTTTGCGATTTCACGAATTGCACCGTAATTGCAGCTTCAATCGGCTTGCCATCGATGCCGCCTACTTGGATAGGCTTATCGCCATATTTCTTCGGTAAAAGCTTTGCTGCTACCCACTTGCGAGATTCGATTCTGAGCTTTCGATGCTCAATCATATCTGCAACGCGGCGCTCTTCTTTGCCGTCATCTTTGAACGTTACAATCTCGCCTAACTGCGTTTGATCTGCAATGTCAACTATCTGATCTGCAAGGAGTTGCGCTTGATCCTGCCTAGCTCGCGCGTATTGATCGGAGAATTCTGGATACTTCATAAGCCATAAATAAATCGTATCCGGGCTGGGCAAGTTTTCATTTTCACAAATTGCCCTCAAGCTATCTGAGGATGTAGCGATGCGAGAACAGATGCGTGAAGTTAATTCTTCATTGTAAAGAGTTGGTCTTCCCGCAGGCATTTAAGCACCCATCGCTGCAAACTTGCCAGCTTCATAAGCTAGTAAGCTAGATTGCCTGTTTGAATTCAACGCATTTGCTGGAGGATCGAACTTGATTCCCGGAATCTCTGAAAGCGGCAACGGTTCTCTTTCTTTCGATTGCTTATTGCGTGCTTCGATTGATTCCTGAAGGCTTAGATCGCGAATCGAAACTCCATATTCAACCCAGGATGCTGCGCACTGCTCGATAGCATGAAGTGCTTGCTTGAACTTCATCGAGTAGCCGCGAGTGAGATTCATAATGCGTTTGTTGTTCGACATTTATGTCTTGGCCGTACAGGAATTCGAGCATATGGGTGCTCGGAACCCTAACTCTTCGTGATCGTTTCATGCGAATTGATCTATGTCAAGAGAATTGATGAATTTGGGTTTGGGAACTGGTTTCTGCTTTCAGACAGGGTCGAGATTGTTTTTGGCGTGTGGGTATATGCCGAGCGCGGCGTATCGGTCAAGCAAGATGCGCTTGCCTCTCTCTGCGTTCGAGCATATACCTGCGTGTCAAGACACAAGATGTAGTGGTGTAGACGTTCTACTTATACTCTTAATATTTTCTCGGTCCATGAGCCATTCCAGCTTCAATATGAATAATCTCCAGATTTTCTTTGATAAAGCTTTTTCATTTCCAGTCGTTCTTTTTGGGAATCATATAATTCTCTAATTTGGAATTCACCTTTAAGTAAGAGCATCTTTCGCCAGCCTCGAGGCGGAGGCCACGGAACTCCCCAAATAGCTAATTGTTCTTTTGTATGAGGCGAATTTATAATTTCTTCTTTGGTAATTTTCAAAACAGTCCCTCTCCTAGTGGTTCCCTGAAGGCCCCAATATCTCTACTATGTTCCTTGCCAGCTTCTAAAGGTCTTAGCGCCACATTAGTTTCACTTAACCCCGAAATCGACTGAATATGATCGATTTAGGCTCTGACGACCGTTCCCATCGCCGATTCCCTTTATGCTCAACAAGTGCAAATTCTGTGCGAATAATTCACTCTAATCCTGAAATGCCGCACGCCCTGCCGGATGATCGCCATGAACAGGTCATTGTCTGAATTTGGGAATTGGGTTTCAGGCCGCTGGAAACTCGATTTCCATCTCTCGACATTCACAGGTTGACATAAGCCAAGAATTGCGTCAAGATAATTCTGTGGGTGGTCATGGCCGCAAACCATCCCTAACTCTTTTCTTCTCTCGACAATTAGCAAAGAGCCACCCACAACCTACCTCTCTAGCTCGCTAATGGCCCAGTAAAGGCGATCAACTTTTGGCTGGGCTATTCGCTAAATCCCTCCAATCCATCCCCAAATTCCAGTTACCAAAGATCATCGCGAAGTTACCTTTTTGCACTTGCTATCGCTATCCCCGCCTGCCATGATGCCTGTGTTCGATAGGAGATTGAGAATGAAAGTTCAGTTGCTTGTGTTTCGCGGTCACGAATTGATAGGCGAGTACCTGGTTAAATCCATGCTCGACAGCGACGATGCTGTGAGGGACGTTCTAACAAAGCTGAAGCCTGAATTGTCCGGCGTAATCTTGGGCGAGTATGGCGTAGTTGCTCACAGCGCCAACCTGCCTAAAGCCAATGCGTGGTTCAACGAACTAGTACTTCATGTATAGGAGATTGAAATGTATACAGCCGAATACAACAAGGATGGCTCACTCAGGCACAGCATGGATTGCAAGATGGCGTTTGGCCGCAAAGATGTCAATTGCCCACGTTGCGCAGAAATGCTCTCAGGCGCTCCAACGCGTTCTGGATGGCAGTCCGGCTACTTCGAGACGAAGAAGCGCCAAGTTGAGGTTGAGAAGGCATCTAGGGCAGCCCATTTCGCGCCGGATGGACCGCATGCAACGGGCAAATGCGGTCCGGTTTGCACTGCTTTCGATTGGTAATCGCCCACACCCGGAACGCAGGAGTACATCAGAGGTAATCATGAAAATCGACGAAAGCTACAAGGAAATGCTTCACAACTACCCACCGCCCGTTCTTATCGAAACGGCACGGGAATGCTGGGATAAAAGCGAAATTATCCACGCCAACGATATCGATCCAATGCGCAATACCAAGGGACTCTACTGGCGCTTGACGGGCATCGGCAAGGAACAAGTAGAGTGGATGCCCAATCCCGCTTTTGAGCAAATGAATGCGATGGAAAATACAGGTTCCATGCGATTTTCATATAGCCGTTTTGGATTGAGCGGATTGCTTGGTCCCGGCGCATCGGCAAGCGATCTCAATACTTCTGGCTGGTTCGAAAATGAATTGCGGAACTATTCGGCTTCAGAGGAAAAATAGCTATGCAAATCACGAAAGAATATCTCGAAAGTCTAGCCGAAGATATAAATCCAGAAAAAGTGTTCCTGCTTGACCTGTATCAACGCGGACGCCTGCACGTGGTGCTAGATTTGATTCGTCTTTTAGAGGTAAATGAGGAAAGTCATGAGCCAAAATAATAAGCAGGATTTGCTGGAAGCTCTCCGCTATCAAGTTGAATGTGAACAAGAGTGTATAGCCAACAATGAAGAGTGCGCTTCCAGCTTGATCGAATCCAGCCGCGCGCGAGCTAAGAGAATTATCGAAATCAATAAAGAAATAGAAACTCTAATGAGGTCCAAATGAGCAAGCAATCGAATACTGACGGTATCTCTCTACTGTATTGGCTGGAAGCAAGCATCATCATCTTGGCAATTCTCTTCTGCGGTCTCAAGGCAAGCGCAGAGGACCTTCCCGAGTCTCCAATGCCCACTGCGGCAGTCAAATCGCTACAGCGGCCTATTCCGGCCCTGCGCGAGGGCTTCTACGCGAACAGTCTCAATCGCAAGCTGGCTATCGCTGATCTTGGAGTCCGGCTGGGCGATGCGATCACCACTTCCGTAAATATGCACGATCCCTGCCGCTGCATGCACGAGGAACAGTTGCCCAAAGCGCTGGCTAGTTCTACCTGGGGGATGGTGGGATACAGCTTAGCGGTCAGCGCGGGAGTTCAGGCCGGCAGCGCCTACCTTTGGAACCATCACCACCGCAAGCTGGCGCGGACAGCCATGATCCTCGACATCGCGTTCGACGGCGAAGCTGACGTTCACAATCTGGTTGTCTATGCACGGCGGTCTGTGCCTAAGCCGGCAGTGTCTCATCCGCCAACCATCGTATTTCATCCATCGTGAGGCAGCAAATGAGCGCACATGGATGTACAGCATGCAGTAAATGCCACCGATGTCCTCTTTGCGGGAAATGTACCTGCAAAAAGCCAATTCGCCTGAAACGCATGCTTAACAAGAAGAAAGAGGCCAATAAATGAACTGGCGCACAAAGTATGAGAATGCGTATATAACGGGCAAATCGACGCCTGTTGAAGAAATTAAGCCTGAAGAAACCGAGATAGAACTCAAGTTCTACCTCCGGGTAAATGACTATGACAAGATACTCATGGCATCGTGGAATATCGGATGGAAACTATGAGCAGACGCCACAAGAAAACCCTAGAACTACTTGCAAAAGGCTGGAAAAACCGGGAAATAGCCGAACATCTCGGCACCACTGAGCAGACAGTCAAGAACTACTGCCGATCGCTCTATAAAGTCACCCAGTGCCGCAACCGCGTCGAGCTGGCGCTCTATGTGATCCAGCATCCCAGCGCTATTGAAAGTCTGCCGCTATGATGATCGTCTGGAAGTGCCTGAACTGCTCGACACCGCAAGCCGCCAAAGACGGAGACAAGCCAGGCAAGTGCATGAGCTGTAAAATTGGTGGCGGCTGGCTCCGCATGGTGGGGAAGATTTAGCCGACTAGCACTTTGCATAGATCGCACGTCTTCTCATGCCGCTCTTCCCATTTCCCGCAAGCCTGAATTAGCTGATTATAGAGACGGGAAACATCATCAGTCCCTGAATCTCCATTCAAATCGCGTACCCGGCTCATGAACATCGATTTCTGAAACATCATCTCCCGGTATGATTCACACATAGTCTCTCCTATTCGAAAATTACTGTTCTGCGATTGAATTCCACCTGCAAAGCTCCAGTTTCTCCAAAACGCTGCTTCGGGAGCAGGAATTCCCCATGATCCGCAATTCTTGCCAAGCCATCATCCCAGGGACGATGTAAAAGAATCACCGTATGCGCATCATTTTC